ACAACAGGTAACTTCGTGAAAGGGGCGTACAGGAAGGAGAGTATTGCAAATTGCCAAAGAAACTTGATGGATTCAAAACGTATAAGTTTGTTCCCGCTGAAGAAGTAGGCAAAAGCATGGAAAGAGAGTCAGCAAAACCAATAGCAAAGTACTTTTCAGACGGAGCAATAAGGTATTATCAATGTTCACTCTGTGCAAAGAGGATATATCACATGGACAATTATTGCAGAGGATGCGGTGCAAAAATGGAATGGACTTAATTTGCGAAAGGGAGCGTATAACGATGATAGGAAGAAAAAATGACAGGGTTATATTTGTACCGTTCCAGGGCGCGACGATGGACTTCGACGATGAAGGCCACCTGCAGGAACTGGTCCCGCGCTCGACGATCATGATCAACGTCCTCGAGATCGAGGGATTCTATGATCACACGATTCTGATCAACGGCCGGAAGCTGAGGGTCATGGAGACTCTGACGGAGATCAGGAACAAGGTGGGGGAGGCGCTGTGAAAACTTCGCCATGCAAGGACTGCAAGGAACGGTATCCGGCCTGTCATGATGAGTGCGTTTACTACGCTTCATGGAAGACGGAGCGGGACAAGTCGATCCGTTTCACGAACGAGATGAACACGCAGTTTTTCAACAACAGGATGTACAAGGCATATATCAAATCGAAGAACAGGAGGCGGTGAGATGGACAAGGTTAAAGCCCTCGAGCAGCTGCGGGAGCACATGCGGGACAGACAGCTCGAATGGGTTGACGGAAGGCTCACGACCGCCGGCGACTTCACGTATGCATGGGGCCCGCGGATCAAGAGCTGGGGCGAAGGCGCACGGTGCCACATCGGCAAGTTCTGCAGCCTGGCCGGGAACATACAGATCTTCCTGGGCGGAGATCACCGGAACGACTGGAACACCACGTATCCGTTCGCGGAATTATTGCCGCAGGTCTACCCGGAGATCAAGGGCTCGCCCAGGTCAAAAGGTGACGTCGTGATCGGCAACGACGTGTGGATCGGAAACGATGCGAAGATCATGAGCGGGGTACACATCGGTGACGGCGCGACGATCGCCGGGAGCGCGGTAGTGACGCATGACGTGGCGCCTTACTCTGTTGTCGGTGGAGTGCCGGCACGGCATATCAAATACAGAGTGCCGGAAGAACGGATCCATGACCTGCTGGATCTCGCCTGGTGGGACTGGCCGATCGAAATGATCGCGGAAGCGGTTCCGATCCTGCAGAGCGGCGATCTGGATGCGCTGTTCAGATTCAAGGAGGAATGGAAAGATGAGTGATCACCCGTTTTTCTCGATCATCCTGCCGCTGCACAACTCCGCGGGGTTCGTGCGGGCCATGCTGGACTCGATCCGGAGCCAGAGTTTCAAGGACTACGAGCTGATCGCGATCTGTGACCGGTGCAGCGACAACACGGCGGAGATCGCCAGGGAATACACGGACACCGTGCTGGAGGTGGACTTCGGGAAGGCGGGACTCGCCAGGAACGCGGGCCTCGACATCGCCCGGGGCGAGTGGATCCTGTTCTCGGACGATGACGACTGGTGGCTCCATGACTACGCCTTCGAGACGATCCACGACAAGCTGGTCGGCAACGACTGCGACGTGCTGGCCTGCGGGTTCTACTGGAAGCAGGGCGACCGGAACGTGCTGATGCCGTTCTTCCATCCGAAGGGGACGATCTGGGTGGCGCCCTGGACAAAAGCATGGCGGCGGTCGTTCATCGGCGAGCACCGGTTCCCGGCATGGAAGCACTCGGATGATCTTGGATTCGCGGAGGAGATGTATCCGCTCGTGCAGAAGTGGGACTATCTGAATCATCCGTTTTACTATTACAACTACATGCACGCAGGATCCACGCAGGACAAGCTGGCGAAAGGCGAGCTCAGCTATGACGATATGAGGGAATGAGGTGAAGCGGATGACAAGAGAACAGGAGATCCTGACGGACTACCGGCTGATCGTGATGGAGATCGAAACACTGGAGAGACAGTCGAAGTTCCTGAACAAGTACATCGGCGGGCCCAGGCCGGTCAGATCTCCGCAGCTGACGGGGATGCCAAGGGGAACAAACGAACCGGAGGCGGCCATGCTCCAGCAGGTGGAGGAAGATGATCCGATCTATCACATCGAGCAGCTGAGCGCCGACCTGCGGGACATGATGAACGAGTTTGAACAGATCGTGAACAGGATCCGGGATCACCGGCTGCTGATCATCGTCCGGAACTACTATGCGCTGGGCTGGACGGATGAGCGGATCGCGGAGAACATGGAGCTGTCCAGGCAGACGGTTCAGAAGATCAGATCAGATTATTTTAATTCGTTGGCATGATTTGGTTGAATTGGCACTATATGTATGATTTATTGTAATGTGTAAATATGTCCGCAGGGACGTACACATACACCGGGGCAGCGTTTGGACATGGCGCTGCCTTTTCTCGTGTTCACAACTCTGCGGGGGCGTCGGGGTTTCTCCTTTCCCTGCCGCGGGTCGCACTCCACTGATGGCGAGGAGGGTCCAGGGGTGCATCATGATCCTGACATCGAGCGCTTCTACACTACGACAGCATGGCGGAAGTGCAGGGCGTCTTTCCTGAAGGAGAAGGGCGGACTGTGTGAGATCTGTCTGAGCAAGGGCCTGATCGTGCCGGCGGTACACGTGCATCACAAGCAGCACATCACGCCGGAGAATCTCAGCGATCCGTCCATCACACTGAACCATGACAATCTGATGGCACTCTGCGAAGAATGTCACGCAGAACAGCACCGGACGAAGCGCTGGCGCGTGGATCCGCTCGGGCGGGTTCTCCTGTGAGCCCCCCTGGTCGGATTTTTCGCGGCGCCGGGCGACAGGGCCGGGGTGAAGTTTTCATTTGCTCTCCATTATCAAAAGTTTTCATTTTTTCGGAAGGAGGCGCGGGGATGGCAAGACAAAAACTAAGTTTCGACGAGATCATGAAACTTGCGGACCAGTATGGCGTGAAAGATAACGTTTTGTTTGTTTCCGCTGCCGACCGGTACGCGGAACAGATGAAACTGATCGGGGAGATCCAGAAAAGCCTGGGCGATGGCCTGCTGATGGAGACCGTCGGCTCGATGGGTCAGAAGAAGGTCGAGGCCAACCCGCTGGTGGCGCAGCTGCCGAAGTATAACGACACCGCCAACAAGACGCTGGGCGTTATGCTGGACATCATCGAGAAGCTGGGCAGAGAAGCGCCTGCGGGAGACAAGCTGGGTGAGTTCCTGAGTGAATAAACAACAGCCGGCTGAGAACTGGATCCTCCGGTACTACCAGATGATAGAAGACGGGTCTGTGACTGTAGGTCGCTGGATCCGTTTGCTATATGAGCGGATCATCTCCGATCTGGAGAATAAGGTTTACTTTTTCGATCAGAAGAAGGCGAACAAGGCGATCCGCTTTTTCGAGAAGTTCTGCCATCACAGCAAAGGGAAACTGGCCCCTCAGCTGGTGAAGCTGGAGACCTGGCAGAAGGCACTGATCAGCTGCATCTTCGGCCTGGTGGACGAGAAGGGAGTTAGGGTCTACCGGGAAGTATTCGTCGTCATGGGCAGGAAAAACGGGAAAAGTTTGCTTGCCAGCGGCATAGCGGAGTTCATGAGCTACGCAGACGGGGAGCGAGGGGCAGACTGCTTCTTCCTCGCGCCTAAATTGGAGCAGGCCGACATCGTGTTTTCAGATTACTGGCAATCCGTGAGTGCGGAGCCGGATCTGATGAAGATCACGAAGAAACGGAAGACGGACATCTACATCGAATCGACGAATACGTCCGTGAAGAAGATCGCCTTCTCGGAGAAGAAAAGCGACGGATTCAACCCACATCTGACGGTATGCGATGAGATCGCCGCATGGGTCGGCGACCAGGGGATCAAACAGTACGGGGTCATGACCTCCGCGCTTGGTTCCAGGGAGCAGCCGCTGATCCTGAGCATCACGACGGCAAACTACATTAACGACGGCATCTACGACGAGCTCTTCAAGCGGGGCACGTCGTTCCTACAGGGCAACAGCCGCGAGAAGCGCCTGCTGCCTTTTTTATACCAGATCGACGACACGGCAAAGTGGAATGACCTAAACGAACTGCAGAAGAGCCTGCCGAACCTGGGCGTCAGTGTTTCGGTGGACTACATCCTGGAGGAGATCGCGAAGGCGGAGGAAAGCCTGGCGAACCGTGCTGAGTTCCTTTGCAAGATGGCTTGTATCAAACAAAATTCAAGCCAGGCATGGTTAAACGTTCAGGACATCAGGAAGTGTTTCGGGAACAACCTGACGCTGGAGGACTTCCGGCACAGCTACGCGCTGGGCGGGATCGACCTGTCGCTGGCGGTGGACCTGACGGCTGCGGTGATCTGCATCGAGAAGGACGGGGTCACGTGGTTCGATACTCAGTTCTTCATGCCGGAGAACAAGGTGGACGAAGCGACGCAGCGGGACGGGCTTCCGTATCGCATCTACGCGCAGCGTGGGCTGCTGACCATCTCCGGCGAGAACACGGTGGACTACCATGACGTGCATGAGTGGTTCCGGCGGCTGGAGCGGGAATACGAGATCCTTCCGCTGGTGGTCGGGTATGACCGGTACAGCGCGGCGTACCTGGTGCAGGACATGCAGGGAGATGGCTTCCGGATGGAAAGCGTCAGCCAGGGCAGCAACCTGACGGGCGTCCTGATCGACATGGAGGGCATGATCAAGGACGGCCGGCTGCGGTGCATCAACGACAACGACCTGATGAAGGTGCACATGCTCGACGCGGCCCTGAAGTTTGAAGAGGGGACTAACCGGCGGAGGCTGGTCAAAATGAGCGCGAAACAGCATATCGACGGCATGGCGGCGTTAAGCGATGCCATCTGTATGCGTCACAACTATTACGAGGAAATGGCTGGACAGCTCAGCAACGAGAGGTGAAAGCGATGGGACTGATTGACATGCTTTTCGGGAGACCGAGGGCCACGGCGACAGGTGACAGCCGGTTCGAGACGATCACGGCATACTCGCCGGTGTTCACGAGCTGGGGCGGCCGGATCTATGAGAGCGAACTGGTCCGGGCGGCGGTGGACGCCAGGGCGCGGCACGTAGCGAAGCTGCAGTACAGGATGACGGGGACAGCAAGGCCCAAACTGTACACGGCGACGAAGACGGAGCCGAACCCGTGGTACACGTGGCCGCAGTTCCTGGAGCGGTGCAGCAATATCTACGACATCCAGAACAACCTGTTCATTGTGCCGGTGCTGGACAAGACCGGCGAGGTGACGGGGTTCTTCCCGGTGCTGCCCAGCAGCTGCGAGGTGGTCAACCACGGCGGTGTCCCGTATCTGAAGTACAGCTTCATGAACGGGCAGAAGCGGTCGATGGAGCTGAGCCGGTGCGCGGTGATCACGAAGCACCAGCTGAACGATGACTTCTTCGGCGAGAAGAACACGGCGCTGGATCCGACGATGCAGCTGGTGAACATGGTGAACCAGGGCATCATGGAGGGCGTGAAAAACGGCGCGACCTTCCGCTTCATGGCGCAGCTGACGGGGAAAGCGTTCGACGAGGATCTCCGGAAAGAGCGGGAGCGCTTCGATAAGAACAACTTCCAGAGCGGAGGCGGCGGCCTGCTCCTGTTCGGAAACCAGATGACGAACATCCAGCAGCTGAAGCAGGACGGCTACAAGATCGAAGCGGAACAGATGCGGCTGATCCAGACGTCGGTAGAGAACTACTTCGGCGTGCCGGAGAGCGTGATCCGCAACGAGGCCACCGGCGACGTGCTGGACGGCTTCTTCAACGGATCGATTGAACCGTTTGCCATCAAACTGAGCACGGCGCTGACCCGCATGGTGTTCACGGAGCGGGAGCGGAACAACGGGAACGAGATCCTGTTCACCGCCAACCGGCTCCAGTATATGAACATCTCCGCGAAAATCAGCATGGCGCAGCAGCTGGGCGACCGCGGCGTACTGACGATCGACGAGATCCGCGAGCTGTTCAACTACGCACAGCTGCCGAATAACGCAGGGAAGTACACGCCGATCCGCGGCGAATACAAGAACGTCCAGGACAAGGAGGACGAAGACAATGAATAAAGAGACAAGATACCTCGAGTTTGAGATCCGGGCGGAGCAGACGGAAGAGCGCGGCAGCGTGATCACCGGCCAGCCGATCGTCTTTAACCAGGAGACGGACCTGGGCGTATGCCGGGAGACCATCGACAGCGGAGCGCTGGACACGACGGACCTCCGCGACGTGCGGTTCCTGGTGGGCCATGATTTCAGCATGGTGCCGCTGGCCCGGAGCAGGAATAACAACGAGAACTCGACCATGCAACTGATGGTCAACGACGAAGGGATGGGTATCCGCGTCAACCTGGACACGGAAGGCAATCCCCGGGCGGCAGAGCTTTATTCCGCCATCAAACGCGGCGATATTTCCGGAATGTCGTTTGCGTTTACGGTGGATAAAGATAGCTGGGAAGGACTGGACACCGACAGCCCGTTGCGGCATATCCGCAGCATCGAACGGGTGTTTGAGGTGAGCGCGGTCGCGTTCCCGGCGTATGAGGGCACATCCATCCAGGCGGCTTCCGAAGGCGATGCGCTGGAGAGCGTCAAAGCCTCGCTGGAGAGCGCAAGGGAGCAGCTGGCGGAGGAGCGTGCCGCACAGGCCGAAGCAGAACGCCGGACGGCGGTACTGGAACGGCTGAAAACTTTCACGGAGGTGTCAGACGATGAAGTTTGACGAGATGAACGTGGAAC